TGGGCACTGGTTGGACAATCGAACGACCCTCATGGATTCGGCGGATGGCTTATCCGCTAGTTATGAGGTCCCTTATCCGGAATTGCCGGAGGGGCTTCTTCAGCAGAAGAATGGTCAGTTGATGGGTTCTATCACTTCATTTCCAGTGCTTTGCATCGTCAATGCTGCTCTCTGTCGCGTTGTGGTTGAGCTGGATAACTTTTCAAGTTATACTGGTTTCCCACGATTCAACCTTTCAGAGGCGGGAATTCGCATAAATGGCGACGATTGCGTCTTTGTCGTTAGTCGATTTGGTGTGAGATTGTGGAAGCAACTTGGAGCTGTTATGGGTCTTAAGCCCTCTCCTGGTAAGTTCTACTTTTGTAAGTCTTATGCTAACATCAATTCGTACTCTTTCTTTGTTGACCGTCACATCTCCTGTACGTATGAAGATGTGGAAAGTGTTCTTCCTACTCCTGTTTACACGCCTGTGCGATTTCGATTGTATCGATATTGCAACTGGGCCATTGTATTCGGGAATAAGAGGAGCGAGTCCAGAGAGAAGTTGCATAAAAGCTATGCGTATCTTCCCGAGGTTGAGCGTGGACAACCGTACGGCACCGTAGGAGACCTTTCCTATGAAATATTTAATATGTTTCCCGAATCTTGTCGGGAGGCAGCGTTTGAGGTCTTTCTTACCTACCGGGTCCGTCCTTTTTTCTCGCATTCCAGCATTCCTTGGTTCATACCTGAGGTTGCTGGTGGCTTGGGTCTTTGCCCGTACTTTGCTAAGTACTGGAATCACCGTGACACTGATGTGAAAAGGTGTTACGTGATTTGGCATCGTCCCAAGTGGCGGAAAATGTTGAGATGTGCTCGAACCTTCGCTTTGTTTCCCCATTGGCAACAATTGCTCGATAAGTTTCGTTCTAAGGGAATTGTTTCAGATGTCCGTTATCCCCCCGATCATCCTTGTTATGATGATGTTCCGGAGGACGGCAAGGGCTCCATCATGCGGCTTAGCTTTATGCTGCTTGATGCTCCTTTACCTTGTGACCAGTCCACCTTTAACCGTCAGTTGGGAGAAATTCTCAACCGCAACAGTAAAGTGTGGGAACTGTCGTCCAAATGGCGTCTACCCGAGCGGGGCTCCCGAAAGTTTCGTAACTTTTCTCTTTCCGAGTGTGTAATCCGTAGCGAAAAACTCTGTTTCCGTGCGTTTACGGGGCGGATGCGGGCTATGCATTCAGGTCAATTTGGGCTGGAATCTTTGTTCACACAGGAATCCTTCGCAGCAATCTCTCCGGTTGATGATTACTCTCATTCATTTGAGGGTGTACCATATACTGGTGTAGACCTGCTTGTGGGTGACGACAGCTCCGACTCCGAGGAGTCGGACGAGTGTCTAGTTCCATGTGACGAGGATAGTCCATTTTTGTCCTGAGCTCGAAGTGGGCTGGTGGTTCAAATCCACCTTTTGGCTCCCTTCCTTATTCCAATTAGCACACCCTTCGGGGTGTTTCCCTTCGGGGTTTGGCTTCTTAGCTTGCTAGTTGATTCCAGATCCACACTGGCTTGTCACCTTGGTGGTGACTGTCACTGTGTTTCAGGATGCATAGGGGGGGTGATTTAAATTT